TGCAGAAATATTTGAGAAGTTAAAGGAAGACAAGCGTGTTTCGTATCTTATTTTCCAAGGAAAGATTTGGTCTAAAGAAAAATCCAAGCTGGGAAACAGACGGTACACTGGGAGTAATCCTCATAACAAGCATCTTCATATTTCTATTAACGCCTCTAGTGCTGCCGATACTTCTCCATGGTTTTGGTGGATGAATCAACCAAAGATTATTAATCAGGTTAAAGCAGCTATCGCTGCAGTTCCAGTAAAGAAAGCGTACCCAGCAGAAGATACATCTAAATGCTGTCAGCACTGCCCATCTAAGAAGTAGGAGATAAGTCGTGGCAACGAATAACAAAGCCCTAGTTGGTGACCTACCGATTATCCTGAGCCAGTCGATTCCGACTGCGCTTGTAAAGTATAAGCGAGAAGACTTTGCTGCAAGCTACGCTATTGGTAACACACCATGGTTATCTGCAGCCAATGACCAGAACCGTATTAGTCGTATTACGACTACATACCAGAAAGAACGTATCGACCAGGGTTCATCTGCTGGAGAAAACTCTTTGTCTAACTGGTGGCTTCGGTCTGCTACATCATGGCATCATGGTGCTGGCGAACGTTACTACGATGCTGAAGCATCAGACTTGTTTAGATTCTATGAGTCAAGCAACATAGATGTATGGACACAGGGTGAACTCAAGCTTCTTAATAGAACAACCAATGTTAGTACGGCATCAGTAAACAGCCCTGCCACGGTAACAGGTGGAACATTCTATACATCTGGAAACAATGTATTTTTCTTTAACGCAACAACATCAACTAGCACATCAACTAGTTTACCTGGTGGTGCTATAGCACAGAAGATTACATCCGATGGTGCTGTTGGAATTGTTGGTGCAAGCGACGGTATCTATATCGTTACAACAGCCATGGCTGTCAGCAAGATTTGGAACAAGCCAAGCTCTAATACAACATGGACTGTTCAAGCAATTGGTTATGTCAAAGATAGAATTGTTGTTGGTGTTCAATTAGATTCTGGTGAGGCTAACACATACGAGTTAAGCAGAAACCCATCGTCACCACCTAAGACAGTAAGCACAACAGAACTTAGATATTCATTTCCTAACTCAACATTGAACTATGTTTCAATTGCAGAGTTAAACTCTTCAATCATTGTTGGATATACAGTTGGTATCTATTCAAGAATCCATAGCCATGCCATCGATGATGCATCACCATTGGCAGCAATCAAAGAACCAATTGTTGTAGCTGAACTACCACGTGGTGAAACGCTTAACCAATTCAGAACCTACCTTAATGAGTATGTTGTACTAGCAACTAGCTCTGGTCTTCGTATTGGTACGCAGTCAACCGATGGATTAGGGTTTACGTATGGACCACTTACTATCCATACAGAAGTAAAAGATGTAGCATTCAATGATTCATATGTATATGCCACACGTTCCTATAACAACACTGCTGGTCTATGGCGTATTGATTTAGGTACACCTCTTGGCAATAGTTATGCATATGCATCCGACCTATCTATATCTTCTGGGTCAGCAACAGGCGTTGCCTTTATTGGAACATCTGGTCGTAAGTTTATTACCGCTACCTCTGGCGTATGGATTGAATCAGCAACAGAATTAGAACCAACTGGATTCTTAAAGTCTGGATGGATTCGTTGGGGTACAGCAGAAAAGAAGCAACCAGTATCTATTGCCATTCGTGCAACAGGTGGTGGTGGATTAGTTAACTTTACGGTTGAAGACCAAGAAGGTGGCTCATCAGGTATCGGCGCTGTTCCGTTAACTGGAGCAAGTGATGTGCAGTTATCTGCTGCGTTGCAGCCAGCCGACCACTTTGAAATTACAGTAACTCTTAACCGCAGCACAAGCAGTGCAACAGTCGGACCAACGCTAGAAGAGTGGCAGTGTCGTGCATTGCCAGCACCTCTACGTTCAAGAACTATTACAGTTCCACTGTTGTGCTATGAAGAAGAGCGTGACTCTAACGGAGTCACTCGTGTCTCATCACCAGCGGAAAGAGTCAAGTATCTAGAACGTATTGAGCAGAACGGTGGAGCAGTATTGTTCCAAGACTTCTCATGGGATGAAGAACGTGTATGCACTATTCGTGCTATTCAGTTTGAGCAGAACTCGCCTCCATCATTTGCCAGTGGCTTTGGTGGAATTGTTACCGTTCAATTGCAGACGATTGATACGGAGCAGGCGATTCAGTAATGGAACAGAACAAGTTAATATCACTAGTATCACCAGGTGAAAGAAGTGAGTTAGTCAATCAGGTTAGGCTAGCTCTTAATGTTGCTGGCGATGACGTGTTGGATGCTCCTCTAGCCGAAGTGCTTAAGGGTTTGCAGCACCAGCTTTCCATCCCAGCAGTCGGGTGCATCAATATAGCCACGCTGGATGCGCTCGCAGTTGCTCCACCAGAATGGTAGGGCGAGAAGAGAGGGGGAATCAGAAATGGTTCCCCCTCTTTTTTTATTTTAATAAGCAGATTTATCTTTTCTTAATATGCGGATAGCCCAGTCAAGCCCATGATTAAACCCATCTATCCATTCATAATCCTTATGTGTTTCAGGTAAGAGAGTCTTAGCAGACTCTATTCTTTTTATGAACTCTTCTATATCTTCCATCGGCTCGCCTTCTTGGCGAGCCTTTCCCGCCCACCACCCCTCAACCCTATCAGATTATTGGTAAAGATGTTCGGCGTGTCTATGCAGGTTTCCTTTGGTTACCTTTGGTAACCTTGGTGTATGAATCAACTTCCTCCTCATCGGTCTTACAGTCAACTTACCACGTGGCAGTCCTGCCCTCAGAAATATTTCTTGAGTAAAGTAGCCATGGTTCCTGAGAAGCCAGCGGTCTATCTGGCTGCGGGGTCTGCAGTCCACAGCATGATTGAGTGGTTGAATCATGAGTTCTACAAGCAACAGCAGGCGAATGATTGACCAACGTGGTATACCCAGTAATGAGTGTATCAATTGCGGTAGCAATGTCCAAGTAGTACGTGCTATATTTCAGGACTACGAACTTGTTATGTGGTTTACCGATAGCTTCTGCGGTACTTGTGGTTCTCCTATGACAACGCCTACACCAGTCGACCACCCCGACTACGTGAAGCCAGAGCGACCAGAGGAAGAAGAAGACGATGAGTTTAACTGAGAAGTGGTTAGAAGTATTTAATGATGAAGTAAAATCCATAGAGGAACAATCAGGTATTCCATCGACGGAGTGGAAGACGGCTGGTCGTAAGACCGCTGCTCGACCAGATGGAGAAGACTTATCGTTCTGGCAAAGCGATGGGCTCAAGCAGGTTGAGTCGTACCAGAAATGGTACGAGCAGTCTGGTTGGAAAATTGCCACAATGCCTGACGGTCGTCCTGGAATCGAGTGGTCGGCAGATGTACATTTCGGAGGTACACCTGTTCGATTTATTGTAGATGCCATCTATCAAGTAGGGGAAGACTTGGTAATCGTGGACTACAAGACTGGTTCCAGGACACCGTTTGGTGTAATCCAGAATGGCTTATATGCCAGCGGTATTGAAAAGATTTTTGGAATCCGCCCTAAGTGGGGCGCATTCTTTATGACTCGCAAAGGCGAGCTTGATGATTTGGTCGACCTATCCCACCTCAGTATAGATTACTACGAGCATGCATTTGCTTCTATGAATCATGGTGTACTCAACGGTTGGTTCCCAACATTCGTTGGAGAAAACTGTAGAATGTGTAGCTACATGGACAAGTGTCCAGCATGGGGCTCAAAAGATTTCCCATTACAAATACCAACAACAGGGAAAGAAAAGGAGAGAAAGTAGATGACTGAATCTATGTTCTCGTATACAGGTAAGTTGAATTCAACTGACCTATTCACCGTCCGAGGTAATAGTGTTAGTGAGTTTAGAGCTAACCTAACCGCAGCAGTCGAAGCAATCGCTGAGGCTGTGCAACTACAAGCATCACTGTCTGGTCGCGTTGCAGCACCAGCAGGAAATGCATACACACCTAACGCTGAGCAAGCAATCCAGATGTTGCAGGATGCGGGTCTTAACCCACAGCCTGTAGTCGCTGGCACAACCCCACAATCAATTGAGGTTGTCAAAGATAAGTACGGTAACGAATGGACATATGGACATCCAGATGCACCAGACCTACCAGACGGACGTGGCAAGTACGCCAAGAAGAAGGGCGTATCAAAAGCAGGCAAGGCTTATGTTGGTTGGTTTGACCCAGCCAAGGGACCGAAGCCGTTCAAGCCTGGTGTTACTGAAGCCGAAACTATTTGGGCTAAGTAATCATGCGTAGCCTATTGCAAGTAGTGGGTGTTGAATCACCAGCTGGTATTCAGTTACCAGAAATCCTACCTCAACTCACCGCCAGTCAAGTTACTTTCCGTCAAGCGCAATTGCATTTGATTGCAGGTCAACCAGGCGGAGGAAAGACACTGCTTGCATTATGGTACGCGATTACATCTAAGGTTCCATCGCTCTACATATCAGCAGACTCTGACTCCAGAACAATTGCAACTCGTGCAGGTGCAATCATTATGGATAAGGAAGTTGCTAACGTAGAGAAGTTGATGGATACAGATGCGAGTGTTCTCCTTGAGGATGCTCTTGCTGACGGCGCGAGCCATGTGCGATTCGCCTTCGACCCAGCACCTTCTCTTCAAGATATTGAAGAGGAGATAGAAGCGTGGATTGAATTGCATGGCTCCGCCCCAGCAGCAGTATATGTAGATAACTTAATGAACGTCGCTGCAGCTAGCGACAATGAGTGGACTGCATTGCGTGATGCAATGTCAGCGTTCCACTATATGGCACGTGAGTATGAGTCAGCATTTATTGTGCTACACCATGTGTCTGAGAACGAAAGAATGTCTAAGCCAAACTATCCAGCACCACGCAAAGCGTTGATGGGTAAGGTTGCTGCTCTACCTGAACTGGTATTGAGCGTAGCGTTAGACAGTGGAGCAAACGCTTATCGCGTTGCCGTTGTAAAGAATCGTCATGGTAAGGCTGACCCAAATGCAGAGGAGTATGTAACACTGGCAGCAGAGGCTAGCAAGATGGCTCTCTATAATTCCTCAGCGGAACTGTTCCGTCAAAGGACATTAAGTCAGTGGCAGTAGGTAACTCAGACTTTGATTTAGATTTTAATTATGGTCATGAAGGCGAGCAGTTAGTAGAGCAGTTGCTTACTAATGGCAAGACAGTAGAAGTTAAACGCGACCGCAAGTGGCATTCAACTGGCAACGTGTATGTAGAAGTTGAATGTTGGTATAGACGTAGTGAATCATGGGAACCATCAGGTGTGATGGTAAGCAAGGCAGATTACTGGGCATTCGTATTAGAACATGCGGTACTTATGATTCCAACTGGGCATGTGCTACATGCTATTCGTACATATGGCAGAGAGATTACTTGTGAGATTCCGCCCAATAGAAGTAAGGGCTACTTAATTACCGTAGATGATTTAATGAAAGCGACAAAGGAACTAATGCATGTATAAGATATACGGTGCGTACATAAAGTATAAGGTGATGAGGAAGCTTGGTGTTTCAAGGAGAAAGTCCTTGCGACATATTGTAGTTACCGACAGAGTTACGCTAGATTACTGGAAGAAAGTGTATAGTCAAATTACTAAACCATAAGGAGTAGCTTATGAATATGCCAGACTTATCCAAAGGTCTTTGTCGAGAAGTCGGTACAGAATTTTTTTACCCAGATTCTGAGAACGACAGCGACACATCTATATATGCTTTTGGTAAGAAGATTTGTTCTGGCTGTGAAGTAAAGCAAGCTTGCCTTGATTGGGCTGTAAGACATGAAGGTTATGGTTTGTGGGGTGGTGCTACCCCACGTGATAGAATGGCTATCCGTCGGACTCTCAACATAAAGCTAGAGTCTATTATCCCAGGAGAATATGCATGACAACACCAGCGAAACGTAAGGGTTCTCAATGGGAACGCGATACGGTTAAGTGGCTTATCGCCAATGGATTCCCATGTGCAGAACGTGCGTATGGTGCAGGCAGACACGACGATGTCGGTGACATCGACGGTATCAATGGCGTTGTCATTGAATGCAAGAATGAGAAAGCAATTAGAATTCCTCAGTACCTTCGGGAACTTGAGGATGAGATAACACATGCCGATGCAGAGACAGGCGTTGTGTTAGTTAAGAAGCGTGGCACTTCTAATGTTTCAGAGGCGTATGCCATTATGACAGCCGACCTCTGGATAAATCTGCTTAAACAGGCAGGTTACAATGGACATCAGTGAAGCTGTGACAGAGTTTCATAAAATGAAAAGAGGTAACTATGCGGTTCGCAATAGTGATTCTTCTATTCTCAGCGGTGCAACTAGCATCACCGAGTATGGCACTATCGCCAGTGATGACATACGAGAAGCGCTTATTGGTAACAACCGACAAGCGGGAACGTGTGAAACTGACGTTAGCTCAAATCACAACCGACAAGAAAGAGGTTCAGTGTGCGCTAGACATAGCGTACAAAGAGAGCCGATACAACGTGGACTCACTCAACAAATCGAGTGGAGCACGTGGAGTATGGCAATTACTCTGGGGAAAACCAGGGTGGTCATTACTGAAACAAACACAAGAAGCACACAAGTATGTGCTCCATCGTTACGACACTTGGTGCGGAGCGTACAGGTTCCATCAGGAAAGGAATTGGTATTAGAAAATGAATCAGTCTGAGTTTCTTGAAGCGGTCTTTAATCATTACGGATTGACCTTGCCACTTGGTGGGGAGAAATCAATCTTGTGTCCTGTACATGATGATTCACGTAAGTCTGCTTCGGTTAATTCAGACAAGGGACTCTGGGTATGTTATGCGTGTAACGCAAGTGGTTCTGGTATACAGATAATCATGGGTCGTGAAAACTTAACATACCCAGAGGCTCGTTCATGGGCAGAGAAGAACATTGGAAAAGAATCCAAAGCTTCAACGCCAACACGTGGACGTAAGAAGGGCAACAATCGGTGGACACCACCGAGATTGAGGGCTGCCCTATGACAACTATCGTTGGCATCCAACAAGACAATGGCTGTATGTTAGTAGCTGATTCACGCACCACTGCTGGCAATAGACCATACTCTCATCCAACAGTTACTAAGATTAATAAACGTGGTAAGTGGTTAGTCGCAGGCGCTGGTGATGTGCAACCATGCGATGTGGTTCAACATATATGGAAACCGCCAGCCATCCCAGCTAATACTAAAGATGAATATCATTTCATGATTACAACTGTCGCTCCTAGCATTAGAGAATGCATCAAGGAATCTGGCTACGTGCCAGACAAGGATGATGCTGATGCTGGGTTTGAATTGCTACTTGCAATTAACGGAACCATCTACCAAGTAGATGATTCCTACTCTGTATACCTGCGAGACGATGGGCTGTATGGCATAGGGTCTGGTTCATCTTGGGCATTGGGCGCACTGGCAGTAGGTGCAACATGGAAGCAGGCTATGCAGACCGCAGCAAAGAACGATGTGTATACTGCTCCCCCATTCATAGTGCATAGGCAGGAAAAGAAATGAGAACAAACCCCAAGCTCATTGAACTTTGGACACGAGCAGCAAAGACTTATCACGAATCATTGGCTGGTTCACCAGCCGAGGCATACCTTGAGAAGCGTGGCATCTTAGATGGCGCTGAAAGATTTCAACTTGGCTATGTAACAGAGCCAGTAGCAGGTCATGAAGACAGACTCAAGCACCACCTATCCATCCCCTATATAACAGAGGCTGGTGTAGTTGGGTTTAAGTTTCGTCGCATCGATGATGGTGACCCTAAGTACATGATACCTACTGGACAGAAGCATCACCTGTATAACGTGGGTGCAATCCTACATGCAGTAAGGGAGGTGTTAATAGTTGAAGGCGAAATTGATGCTATATCTGCAACTCTCGCTGGTCATCCTGCTGTCGCTGTTGCTGGCGTTAACGCTTGGAAGCCTTATTTCTCACGTTGTTTCGATGGTATAGGTAGAGTAATCATTGCTACTGATAATGATGTTAAAGAAGATGGGTCTAACCCAGGGCAGGACTTAGCCCGACGATTGCAAGATGCAATCCCTCAAGCAATCCGCGTGTCGCTACCGCCTGATAGCGACATCAATAGTATAATTGTGCGCCAAGGAGCTCAAGCTTTAACAGATTTGATTAAAGCATTAGACGATTAGAAGGGGCTACCTTGGCGGAAGACACAACCATCCTTGAATTTGAAGAGGATGCTCAGAAAATATATGACGAGTTGCTTGCCATCTTAGTTAAGAAGCAACTTGATTATGGTCCATTCAACATCTGGCATGCGCCAGGTGGCGCAACCAATGGGCTGATGGTTCGTATGTCAGACAAGCTAGAACGTTTGAAGAATCTGATATACAAGAATAGAGAGCCGAACAATGAATCTCTTGAAGATTCATTCGTTGACATGGCTAACTATGCAATCATCGCTTTAATGGTACAGCGTGGGGTGTGGGCTAAGTATGCCGAGAAACAGAAATAAAACTTACGAAGAGCAGCGCATCTCTCGCATACGGTCTTACGGTATTAGTGTCGAAGAGTACGACCGCATGTTTGCAGAACAGAATGGTGGTTGTTACATTTGTGGGGAAGCTCCCACCACGAGAGCGCTCGACATCGACCATTGTCATACGTCTGGCAAGGTACGAGGACTTCTTTGCAGTAACCATAATCGCGCCCTTGGTTTATTAGGTGATGACCCTGACCTGTTGCTTAAGTCTATTGAATACTTGGTGAAGAGCCATGGTTGAACTAACACGTGACCATGAGATATGGACACAGGTAGATGACATAACTTCCATCATTGCCTACAACTTATCCAAGAAATACCATCGGTTTGCTGAACGTGATGATATCAAGCAGGCAATGAATGAGTATGCATGGAAGCGCAAAGATAAAGTCAGTGAGTATCTCATGCGTGAAGATGATATCGAACGGAAGATGGGATACAAAGCTTTCACTACCTTCATGCGTAGGGCAGGCGAGCGATACGCTCGTAAGGAAAAGGCTAAGGCTTTAGGGTTTGAACTTGGTGATGAATACTTCTATCGTATTGAGATGGTTGAGAACCTGATTAAAGTTCTTGGCTCCGAGGATTCCCACTTGGTTAACCAAGTAATGGACCCAGATATGCATGGTGTTCAAGCCAAGCGACAGGTTAGTGAAGGCAATAACTTGCTAGCTTTGCTAGCAGATGTAGACAAGGCGATGAAAAGATTAGACCCACGTACGCAGGGGATACTTAACAGTCGCTTCGCTCAAGACCTACCACTTACAGAGATAGCAACCGCTTGGGATATCTCACCACAACGAGTCGAACAGATAGCCACACGTGGTGTCAAAGATATTATCGAACTACTTGGAGGCGCTACACCTTATGCCTAACTATAACTTTGTATGTCGCATGTGCGACAGAGAGTATGAACTCTATGTTGGCTATGACCAAGATGAGTTTCCTAAATGCGAAGACTGCAGCATTACATTAAGCAAGGTGTTCACCCCACCTGCAATCCATTTCAAGGGTGGCGGATGGGGAGGAAGTCATGGCGGACAATAAGCGTGAGCTAGTTGAGAAGATGAAAGCTAAGACTAGTGGAAGTAACAATCAAATCATGCTGACTTGGTGTGACAATGGCACTGTCGATGGCAAGTTCATGGAAGGCGTAGTGTATTCGCTACTAACTGCTGGTCTACCGATTACATCAGCGCAACGTGTGCAAGGTAATCAGATAGGCAGACAGCGTGAGACAGCGTTCGATACCTGGCATAAGAAGACAGACTTTGATTGGATACTATGGGTAGATAGTGACATCGTTCTAACGAACGAGTCGCTTAAGAAAGTCTGGGATTCAGCTGACCCAATCAACAAGCCAGTTGTATCTGGTACTTACTTCATCAGTAAGCAGATGGAATCCTCCATCATGCAGCCATATCCCGCGCTGTTCACAGCCCACGACTCAGGCGATAAGTATGTGATGACGTACGTACATCCACTACCACACGACCAGTTAATCAAGATTGATTACGCTGGGTTTGGATTCCTCTTGATGCATCGCAATGCAGCTAACAAGATACGAGAATTCCATGGAGACAAGTCTTTGTTTATAGAAACAGATGGCGGTGGAGATGATGGCAAGGATAGATTTATTGGTGAGGATATCCAGTTCTTTATGAACATGAAGGATGCTGGTGTCCCACTGTATGGTCACACTGGTGCGACGGTTAAGCATATGAAACGATTTGCTTACGACGAAGAGTTCTACAAACTCTATTGGATTACGATGATGAATAGCCAGAAGGCACAGGCGCAGGCGGAATAAAAAAAGGCGGGGGTGTGAGCCCCCGCCTTTCTTCTTTTAACTCAGACTTATCGAAGAGAAGAACTCTCTCTTCGATTGTTCTGCGTTATAGCAAAGCCGATACATATCAGCCTCGCCTCTCTTCTTACCCAACCGATAGGCAATGAAACCTACAGCTATTGCTGTGATGATGGTAATCACTTCTTTAATTCTCCAATCCGTTCTAGTAATTTATCTGGTTGTTCAAGGTGAACAACAACTGCTCGTCCACCTTCAGCATCACAGGCTGATAAGTTCTTCATGAACTTCTCAACCTGCAACTTGGTACTGAACTCACCCCACGCTTGGACTGGAGCCCATCGTGCCAACTGTGCTACGAGTATGTAGTTATCACGTTTCATTCTGGATTCATCCAGAGCTTCGATGATTTCTACGGCTAAGTCCGCAGCACTTTCGGAGTCAGAGTTATCTGGGTCTAGTAAGTTAGCAACTAACTTAATCTCAGTCGGACGTGGTCGTGCCATCAGTATTCTTTCATGCACTGCACGTACTTCTGATGTTGAGCCAAGGCTTCGAGTGCCTCTCTTGATGTGCGCCTTTCTATCTCTGCATTGCAGTAATCGCAGATGATAGTAACGCTATCAATATGTATCATGCTTCCTCCTTGTTAAACCAAGGAGCACCAACAACATGCTGTCTTGGATTAGGTTCTGGGTCAGCAGAATGCTGACGTGTAGTTAGTTCACATACATCACCGTCGACTTCCTTGTAATGCATGTGAGCACCAGCCATGAAGAGGACTTCGTCCTCATCATCGCCGATACCATAGGTGTCGTGATACCCACAGTACCACGACCACCCATCGATAGGACGGATACGTAATGCTTGAGGTCTTACCTCAATCGTATCTTTGTCGGTCATCTTGCCCATCATTCCTCCTCTGGTGCATACATAATAATATCAGTAAGCATAGCTTCTGTGTTGTCATGTCGTGGTTGTTCGACCAACTCTGGTTGGTTATGCAACCTGCTATGGATGACTAGATAGTCAAGTGCTTTGAGAAGGTACTGCCCAACCTGCGCTGTTAACGCAGGCTGGACGTACTCCTTCTGGTTGTCGATAGCATCGACATATTTCTGTAATGGATTGTCCACGATTAGATTCCTTTCGTGATTAGTTCAAGAGCCTTGCTCTTGATGCGGTCAGCTGAGCCAGTGATAATTCGCTCGGCTCGTGTTGCTTCTGACTTGTGGCTGTAGTGGTCAGCGTATTCGACGATTGCTTGGAACGCACCGAACGCTGTGCCATACAGTTCTTCTTGAGTACCAGTAGCACCGTTGTAGATTTGCTTGACTGCATCTCTAGATGCAATCGCTGAGTTGTACTGACGGCGCTGACCTGTGGTCAGCATGTTGTATGGTGCATTCTCCACTGCAGTTGGTAGCGAGAACATCTTCTTGAAGATGGCATCTACCTGAGCATCGGATACCTTCTCATTAATGAGACGGTTACCGACTGTCTCGTACATCTGGATACCAGCATAGGTTACTGGGATAATCTTGCGGATATCTTCGATACGGAATTCCGCATTGGTTGTATGCTTCAACGTAAACGTTGCAGACTTTGAGAAGATACCAGCAATCTGGTTGGTGCATCGTAAACGATTCACACTTGGTGCAATCTGCAAAGCAGTCGACCCATCATGTGAGGTGCGAGCCACAAGGTAAGCCTTGTGTTCATCACCCTGAATCTTCACACCTTCTGGTAGTTCGAGCACCATGTATACCTGTGCTCCACCTTTTACTTCACCAGCATAGGCATATCTGGCATCGCCAGAATCAACTAGTGCATCCAGTGCAGAGAACATCTCTCCATTCTGGAACACCTTGTATCGACCGCCAACTGTACCTAGTACAGACTGACCGCCATCTTGATTGGTACGGATAGTTGCGAAAGTGTTAGGCACTTCGATAGTGCTGACACCCTTATCGTTCAAGGCTAAAGCTTGAACGTCTGCTAGTGATACGTTCCAGTCAAGCCCTGCTTGACGTGCTGCATCTACTGCTGATGTTGCTGATACTTCTTCTCCGATAATGCTATAAGCATTACGGCGTGACTTGATTGTTAGTTGTGACATGGTACTTCCTTTCAGGTTGGGTTGGTTGTGAGGTATATCTTACAGTCGGCTGTTGAAATCGTCAACTGCAGGGGAGAGCAGGTCATAGTAATGACCTTGATAGCAGACGATGCCTTCGTCTTGAACACGTACGAACCACGTTACATATGGGTCAACGGTACGTTGATAGGGTTCGGCGGTCTGCCTGTCCTCTGTCCATAGACAGAGAGCTATGTAGCCAGATGAATCCCATGCTGGCTTGATATCTATGATGACCGCCCCATTCTTGCAGCGGTCACCACGTCGTGGTACTAGGGTTACTGTTCTCTGCATGTTCGTACTCCTTCTGCATCGATATCGATGCGGTCGATTTCTGTATTGTTCTCGTCGATGTCTAGTTCTGGCTCATCGAATGAGATGTCCTCGGCAATTGAACGTGCATCATCTGCATCTTTTGCCTTGACTTGTACTGATGCACGAACTGTCCATTCGATTTCAATATCGAATGTCTTAAGGAATAGCAGTCCTTCGCCAAAGAAATCCGTAAGGATATCTGACAGTTCTTTCATTGTGATTGAACTTGATTCTTCAAGTTCATCTGAATCAATCATGTCATTCAGATGTGTATATAAATCACGTACTGAATCACGATGCTTGTTGACTGTGGTACGTAGTCCATTGATGATTGTTTGCTGACCTTCTAGGTCAACACGTAGTTTGTCTGCTTCAGACATTGGTGTAACTGTTGCACCGAATGGTGCTTGTTCTGTCGTGGTCATGCTTTCTCCTTCGGTTGGTTGGGTGGATATGTACTGCATGTCCCTGCCACAAGGGCAAGTCATCTTTACTGTTCCGCTAGGAAATCCAAAGCCATCTCTGGCATGGAATTCGATGGCGGAATCGCATTCATCTTGGTCACATACGAACCAATATTTCTGGCTTGTCATTTGGTTTTCCTTTCGGTCGGTTAGTGTTGCTCTTATATATATGCATAGCTTTGCTATGCTATCTATGAATCGCACCATGCTTGAGCATGTCATCGCTCGTATCTGGGCTATCAATTAGGGCTGAGGCTAAGTCTGCTACCTCTTGAGGTAGGTTGAGAACGCCATCATCTACGATGACTTCCTCTCCAGATGGATAGATATATCGTGCTTCGATATCCACAACTTGTTGTGTTCCATCTTCGTACTCTTCTAGTTCACCCCATAGGTGAACACCCCAGTCTTTTCCGTCAACTGTTATCCAGTTGTATAGCGTTACATCAGTCATCGTCTTCCTCCTTCATGTGATGCGGGTCGATAGCTAGTTTGCTATCGATTAGATAGGCACGAACTGCGTTATCGATACCTTCATATCCATCTTCATCGATGGATACTGGTTGCCAATGGTCACGAATAATCCATGCCATCAACACCTCTGGTGTGAATACAGTTGTGATGTCGTACTCTTCCTGTTGCTCAGTCATTGTTACCAATGAATGCCAGATTGCTAGGTCTGTCATGGCTGAGCGCCACACCTCTAGTGATTTGCGATAGGTTGTTAAAGATTCCGCAGCCTTTACAAGTAAAGCCACGCTATCTTCTACGGTATTCATATGTCCTCCTTATTTCTTTGCGATAGCAAAGCGAACATCAGCCTTGCCATCTATACATAGTCGGCATGTTGCACAAGCACTACCTTCGGTAGTGATAAGCGGGATTGACCCCAGATTCTCTGGGCATTTGGCTCCCACTTTGCCAGTCATGCTGAGCATGGTGTCTTTTGCATCAGCAAAAGTCTCAGATAGATAGGCAACCTTTATCTTTACACCTTCGGTGCGAAGATAAACAGCGGATGATTTGTTCTCGTCATCTGTACTAAAGTACAGAGAGAGGTTGTCGATTCCATCCAGAATGGATGCAGCAGATGGAACTCTGGTATATACCCAGAACTGGGTATCTTTGTGTTGCAGTATCACTGCTCGCCATGCATGGGCATAGGTATCGGAGAAGAAATCCCCATCCCAATGGATGCGGAACAATTGCTCTGCATCTTTGGCTTTGCATTCTAATTCGAATGCAGTAATCATGTCATCAAGAAGCGACACCATAGTGTCGTACTCTGCATCTTTGATGGTGTTCCAGTTGTGTAAGAGAGTATCTCTTACTGAGGGGAAGATGCGTTCTAACTTTCCAGCGTAGCAAATCTTCTCGCATATGCTGGTTGCATTAGGACATGAGTAGGACTTGCCACTTGGCAAGCCGAATGTGTTGGCTAACGCTGAGCGTTTGCCGTTCGGTGTTGGTAGGTTGGCTACCTTTCGGTCGTTAGACCGCTTGAGTCCTGCCATGGTGTTGCTCCTTTCGGTTTGGTTGGTTGCTTCCTATATATGCACAGCTTTGCTGTGCTATCTATGACTTTGCGTATGTGGTGAAGTCATCGGGGATTTGTACTACTGCCCCGCGATTGTTTAGCGCAGAGTAGATACAAGCCACTGCCAGATGGTCATTGCCACCGATGTGCCATCGATACGGAGTATCGAGGTCGATATCTTCGTACTCTTTGTAGTCGTAGATATCTGCCACGATGTCGGGAATACCATTGCCCACTTCGAATAGAAGTGTCCAGTGATATTGCACCTTGTCACCCTCGTACCTGTCCACGTTTCCAAACGCTAGGTTCAAGCCACGTCGGGTTGTTGTGATGTATCCCTTTAGGGATGTGCCATTGATATCTATCTCTGGCGAATTGATTGCCTTAAGTTTCACTTATTCCTCCTCGTTGTTGAGCCATGGCTCAAGGTGATGAGCCTCTACTATGGCGTAGGCTGGTGCTGTTGGATACCCTTTCCAAAAGATTCCTTTTGGAAGTTGGATACTCTTATGAGTATCGCCGTCATCGACTGCATAGATTGCTTCGATACATGGTTCCACCATGGTAAGTGGAACTGGCGGATAGTGATTACCACGTAAGTGGTAACCGATTGATTGGCGAATGTCAATGACATTCTCTACTAGGTCATGTGCTAAATTGCTACCCATTAACGTGCCTCCAATGTCCAATGTCCTGCAACTTCGAACCCTTCGAAGTCATCTGAAATCCAGTCATCGAGTTTCTCGATGGCTGATGCGGGTGAATCGGCATCTACCTCAACCTCATAGGTTGTGGTACGAACTGCGGTTACTACATGCTTGGTCATTTGTCCTCCTCGTAGTAGTGTTTTGCGATAGCAAACCATTCACTATCGCCCCATCCACCCATGATTTGGCGGATGAGTAGTGTGGCTGGGGCATCATTGCCCCATTCACGTTCGGCTAGTCCTGCCACTTGACCGACGTATTCATCCCACTCTTCACGAAGAGTGTTCACGAATTCATTAATGTCGACCGATTGTCTGGCGGTATCTTTGATACCACGCCATGCATCTTCATCGTTGTCCATTACCAATAGGTAATCTTGTATGAACTGCTCACTTGCTGTATTCATTACCATTCCTCCTTGATTGTTGTTGCCCAGTGCTCCTCTTCTATTGCAGACCTACGGTCTGCTATCTTGATTGCGACTATGTCCCACACCATGGCAATCATGAGTGTGCTGATGACACCAAGCAAGATTCCAACGGCGAGGTAATCGCCCCAATAAAGTGCATCCATTTTGTTGCTCCAATCTGCCCCGATATTTTCGAGGCTCCCTATATATATGCACAGCGAAGCTGTGCTATCTTGAGATGCGTAGCGCCCGCATCATGGCGCTCCATTTGTGGGCTACCAATAGCCAACCCGCAGATACAATAGATATCATCGGTTGTCAAGTACCTTTAGGTACTTGCTACTAATTGCCCACACGCAAGGGCTATCTATTGCCAACGCATATGCGGGTATCGCGGGGCGCATATCGCATCATGTGTCATGTCATGTGTCATGATTCAATAAAAGACACGACACACCGCAATTAGGCTCAGCCGTCGGGCTGTATTTGACAGGTTGGGGGTCGATGCTGTAAGATGGTGTCATCAAATCGGCGCTGGGTCGATTGATTAACCGAAAGGCAAAGCAATGAAAACAGCATGGACACACGATGATTTACTAGTAAATCTAGATGCTGAAGTTAACGAAGTTAAATGGGAATTGGGTATCGATTCATTCAAAGAAATCCCTGATTTCTTGGTACTTCAATCTCATGAAATTCATCATGCGAAAATTGGAGATATTCTCCAATTGGCTAACGGTAAAAATGCAGTAATTTTCGACATAGTCGAAACACCAACCGCACTAGAAATTTCTGCAGTGACTGAGTCACTGAGAGTCATAGTGAAGCGGTTCTAGGGATAGTCAGCCCATCTCTCCACTTCTAAAGAAGTGGGGGGGTGGGTTCTCCCATTTCTGAGCGTGTTTTTTGTGGGGCAGGGGGCAACCCTTGCCCCTTTTTTTGTGCTCGCAGCCTAGGCTACCCCATGGGTTTTTAACCCCACCCCCCACCTACCCCCCACTATCATCAAAAATATTTTCACCAGAAAACCAGCTCTGACCAGGACTTTTACCAAATCCAGAAAAAAACTTTCTACCAGCTATTGAGAAACGCCCATACTCTAGCCCCCTATATAAGTGTAACGGCGGAGTTCCACGAAGCCGTAAAACGCGGGCTGAACGCCCGCTTTAAGTTTGGTTATGCTTATGTGGGGATACCTCTGTCAACCCCCTTGTAGACCCCTACAACCTCTGGAGTGACATTGGAAAGAAACCTTAATCCCGAAGAAGCTCGGAAAGAACTAATCAGCTTGGTGCGCCAAGGGCGCACCATCGCTGATGCCCTTAAAGTTGTTGGTAGAAGCCGAAGCTGGTACGACACTCAACGACGTGAAGCCCCTGGCTTTTCGGCTTTGATTGACAACGTTCGGTTTAGAACCCAAGACCTCGCAGAAGATGCTCGGTCTAACCTATCTGACTTTGCTGAGTTCTCTGAGAAATATCTGGGAGCTAAAGTTTGGGACCACATGCTCAACGTAGTTGACATGTTGGAAGGTAAAGAGCCCCGCTGGATTGACCCAGCGATGACATACGAAAAAGGGTCGGCGGGTCTGTCCCGCCTCTTGGTAAATGTTCCACCAAACCACGCCAAGACGATGACCATCACGATTAACTACGTGACCTACCGTATCGTCAAGAATCCGAATATCTCGGTTATCGTTATTTCTAAAACCCAAGAGCAAGCCAAGAAGTTTCTCTACGCTATCAAGCAAAGACTGACTCATCCTCGGTATGCTGACATGCAGGTTGCTTTCGGACCAGCAGACGGTTACAAAGCTACAGCTGACCAATGGTCGGCTAATAAGATTTATCTGGGTGGAGACATCCGCGACAACGATGCTAAAGACCCTACGGTCGAAGCTATCGGTATGGGCGGTCAGGTTTACGGCGCACGTGCTGACCTAATCGTTCTCGATGACGTTGTCACTCTCTCTAATGCGGGAGAGTGGGCAAAGCAACAAGAATGGATTCGCCAGGAAGTTGCTTCTCGTCTACCACCAGGTGGCGGACAGCTACTCGTTGTTGGTACACGAGTATCTGCAGTCGACCTCTATAAAGAACTGCGTAATCCGCAGCATTACACCGATGGCGTATTGCCTTGGTCATATTTGTCCATGCCTGCCGTACTTCAGTACGCAGACGACCCGAAGGATTGGAAAACCCTTTGGGCTAAGTCAGAACAACCACTCACCGAAGACGATGTCCCAGATGAGAATGGTAACTATGACCGATGGACTGGACCGCGTTTAACGGCGGTCCGCAATGAGGCTGGTCCATCAAAGTGGTCTTTGGTATACCAGAACCTCGATATCGCGGAGAATGCAATCTTCGACCCGCTGTGCGTTAGAGGCGCAGTAAACGGAATGAGAAAAGCGGGTGCGTTAGTTGCAGGCGCAGCAGGACATCCTGATAACAGTTCAAACTTTTATCGGGTTATAGGTATTGACCCAGCAATGACTGGTGATACTGCAGCTGTTGCTTATGCGGTTGACCGCAGGACACACAAGCGCTATGTCATGGACGTTCACGTCATGAGCAGCCCCACACCTGCAGCAATCCGTTCGTTGATTAAAGAATGGACAGATGCTTACAAGCCACATACTGTCATAGTTGAGTCAAACGCTTTTCAGCTTTTCTTGACTCAAGATGAGGAAATCAGAAACTTCCTCTCCACTCGTGGAATTAATTACCGACCACATTACACTGGTAATAATAAGCAAGACCCAGAGTTCGGCGTAGCCTCTCTGGCTCCGTTATTTGGAACCATCATTAAGCGAGATGGCAACAATAACAACTTGAAACATGCAGGCGATAACATGATTGAACTGCCTGACTCTTCAAGAAATGAACATATTAAAAAGCTAGTAGAACAACTTGTAACCTGGCAACCAGGAGTACAGGGTAAGCGATTGAAGATGGATGCCGTGATGGCACTCTGGTTCTGTGAAATCGTAGCTCGTGACGTTCTACTTACTTCAGCAAATGTACCGAACTTCCTCAAGAATGAATTCACACCTCAGTCTGATATCGAATCAAGGTACATCGTCAACTTAGATGACTTAGCTGCAGCGCAGCGAATAGCGAGATTGTGAATCGATGAAAGAACTTGTACAAGCATTCGAGCAATTAAAAACTCGAAACTCCGAGCGCGATAAGCGCATGCGCGAGGTTGCCTTGGTTCGTGCTGGTCAAGCAGACCAGGTATTCAAAGGCTTGTTCCCAGAGGGAACATGGTCACGACCAATCATTGCTAACCTCATTGACGTTGTAGCTCGTGATGTATCTGAGCAAGCTGGTGTTCTACCTACCATTACTGCTGCTGGCGATTCGTCATTAGACGATAACCAGCGTACCAAGGCTGACAAGAGAACTAAGATTGCTAACTATTACGTAGCATCTTCTCGTCTAGGTACGGAACTACTGCGTGGCGCAGACCAGTTAGGCACATACGGTTTCTGTGTATTCCGTGTTGAACCTAACTTCAAAGAAAAAAGACCACACATCCATGTTGAAAACTCTATGGGTGCATACTTTGACGTTGATAGATTTGGTGAAGTCCAAGTCTATGCACGTTCTTACTATCGTAAAGCTGGAGATTTAGCAGCACATTTCCCAGAACATGCGGATGCTATCTTGCAAACAGGTGCATTCTCACGTGGAGATACCAATCAACTTCTTGAAGTAGTCCGTTGGACTGACAAGAAACAGACAGTTATGTTTATCCCATCACGCGGGGGAGTCGTACTTGCACAAACACCAAACAAAATCGGTCGTGTACCAGTTGCGATTGCTCAACGCCCTTCGCTCGACGGAGAAATTCGTGGTTCATTCGACGATGTTCTGCCAGTGTATGCAGCGAAAGCACGTCTTGCGTTGCTTACTATGGAGGCTGTTCAGAAATCTGTTGAAGCTCCTCTGGCTCTTCCCACCGATGTTACTCAACTATCTGTTGGTCCTGATAGTGTTATCCGTTCGAACAGTCCTGAGAAGATTCGTCGCATTAATCTTGACGTTCCGCAGTTTGCTTTCGCGGAGAACAATGTTTTAGCAGATGAAATGAAGCTAGGCACTCGCTTTCCTCAAGCTCGTGCTGGGCAATCAGAAGGTTCTATCGTTACAGGTCAAGGTGTTAAGGCACTTATGGCAGGTTTCGACTCACAGATTAAAATTATTCAGTCTGTACTTGGAGAAGCTATTGGTCAAGCTCTTTCAATTGCCTTCGCAACTGACCAAGCATATTTTAATGACATCACTCGTGAGGTATCTGCCACAGCAAACGGCGTACCTTACAAGCTAAAGTACAAGCCAGCAGTCGATATCAACGGTAACTACGGAGTTACAGTTGAATACGGACTAATGGCAGGTCTAGACCCTAACCGAGCACTGGTATGGGGACTACAGGCTCGTGGTGACAAGCTTATTTCACGTGGCATGCTACGTAGAAACCTACCGATTTCGCTCAATGCTGGAGAAGAAGAGCGAGCAATCGACATTGAAGAGATGCGTGACTCATTAAAGGGTTCAATTGCATCACTTGCCCAAGCAATTCCTCAAATGGTAATGCAAGGTCAAGACCCAATGCAGATTGTTGAAAAGATGGCTGCAGTTATTGATGAACGTAAGAAAGGCACACCGCTAGAAGATGCGGTTGCTAAAGCGTTCAAGCCAGAACCAGCACCAAAGCAACCTGAAATGCAACCAGGAATGCCAGGAGAACCAGCACCAGAAGAAATGGGTGCGGGAATGGGTGGCGAATTGCCACAAGCCCCACAAGGTAGACCAGCAATGCAAGAACTTCTTGCAGGTCTTACAGGTTCAGGTAGTCCAGTTTTATCAGGTCGCGTAACTCGTCAAATACCAGCATAACTAAGGAGAAATAAATGTTTGGAAAGCAAGGAAAGCCAGCTAAGGCTCCAGTACACCCAGGACACGCAGGCAAGAAGAACGGCGGTAAGGGTGTTGGACTTGGTCAAGTAGCTAAGCCAGCTGCTATCAAGGGCATTAAAGGCAACAACAACAAGCTTAAGTAATACCTAACGTCTTTAAGTAAAGGATAAACATGGCAGCCAAAAAGGGCAAGACCAATAGAAAGTATCGGCAGGCAAAGCAGGCTGCCAAACCTGCTGCTAAGGCAGCATTCTCTGGCAAGAAGCAAGCTTCTCGCAAAGACCCAAAGATTAAAATCAGTGCTGAAGATAAGATGGCATTGAAGGACATGAAGGATACTGCTAAAGCAGACCTTGGTAAGAATGCTTACCTCAGTAAAGCTGAATATAATGCAACTCAAGCCAAGGCACGTGAAGCATTCCGTGAAGCCATGCGTACCGAGTTTGGTGAGTACGGCGGAAAGAAAGCATCACCTGCAGAAGCAGCAATGAAGGATACTAAAGCAGGCGGTAAAAAAACAAAGCCAAAAGCTAAAGCCAAGTTTTCCGCTAAAGGTCCATCTCTCGTAGAGGATGGCAAGGTTGTATCCGAAGCACGTGCTAGAGAAATCATGTCAGGAGAAAAGAAATCTGCACCGAAAAAGAAAGCAGCGGTAAAGAAGGCTGCTGTAAAGAAAGTAGCACCATCGAAGCCATCTGCTCCTGCGACTTCGAAAGCTGCCACTGTAGCAGAACCGAAACAAAAGCCTGCTGTTAAGAAGCCAGCACCTAAGAAGAAGGCTGCAACAAAGAAGGTTTCTACACCAAAGGTAACACGTCCAACTGATGCATCGCTTACAGCGATGGAAGATGAAAAGCTAAAGCAGACAAAAGAAAAGCTTATTAAAGAAGGTAAACTTTCAGGGTCTAAAGAATTAGCAATCCGTCCAAAGGGTACTGTTGCTAGTACACGTACAGGCACAGTTGCAACAACTACATCACGAGTAACACCAGTTCCTGGTAGCGGTGGAGTTGTAAAGAAGAAGGGCTTGCTACGCAAAATCGGTGGCAAGTTTGTACCACTTGTAGTTGGCGGTGAAGTTGTTTCAATAGCAAAAGGTTCTACAAATAAAGATTTGAATGAAATTCAAAGATTAAAGCAGAAACTTGATGGAAAAAACATCGGCGCTAAGGAAGGCGCAGCAACTCAAATAAGCAACCTTGCTAACCTTTTGACAATGGGTGCAGTTGGTCAAACACGTCGTGAACGTATGGACGAACTTAACGCAAAGATTAAAAAGAAGGAAGCTGCCAATAAGAAGGCTAACAAGGGATTACGTTATGGTCCTGATGGCTCAAGCCTAGTTCCAGGAACTGCTGCATATAAAGCAGGTTCTAAGACTCGCCCAGTAAAGCCAGTAGCACCAGGTGCTGCAGGTGGCGCATCTGGCGGTAAGTCGGGTGGCAGCGCTGGTGGCACAACTTCAGGCGCAGGTGGTTCAACTATCAAGGCAACACCAGGTAGCACATACACAGTTAAGTCAGGTGACACACTTAGTGCAATTGCTAAAGCATCTGGCGTATCTCTTGCAGAGATTCGTAAAGCAAATAAGAAGTTTACGACCAATCCTAAGTACAAGCAAGGAAGCATGATTTGGTCAGGAACTAAGGTAAACATTCCAAAGAAGTAGGGTAAACAATGTCAATGATGCAGCCTTCGGGTCCAGGTCCGTTCTCAAAGAGAACTGACCGACAGGGCGCAAAGCAACTTCCAAATGCTGCCTATGGTGAGCAAAAGCAATTCCAGGCAGAGCAAGCAGGCGCACCAATGGCTAGAACACCTAATCCAATGGCGGATGTTGTTCCATTAACTGCGCCTACACGCAGACCAGATGAACCTGTTACTGCAGGTGTTGATGCTGGTCCAGGTCCAGGTAGTGAAATTTTAGGTCTTAAAACACCAACAGATGTTACGTTAGAAGACCTTACTAAGTTATCTAAATACATGCCGTTAATGATGCAGTATGCAGATTCACCACAATCAAGTGGAACAATGAAAGCGTTTGTAAAATATTTGAGGAGTCAATCGGGATGAAGATTCTCAAGAAGTTCGAAGAGAACCTTGAGTACCTTGGATTTGATTTAGCTCCTGTTGCTTGGGACATAGCAAAGATGAAGTTTGATTCTGACGATGACCGCTTAGCTTTGCTAGAGGAATTAACAACAACGAAGGAGGCTGAGCCAGTTGTCAATGACGGAATGGTGGAATGACCCACGTTATACTGACCAGCCTACTTCAACTCCTCCATCAAAAGTAGATGGATTTAAGAAAAATCAATCCGATGGAACCAAGGTTGGAAAGATTGAAGAAGCTGTTGTACCTAAAGTAGCAGGAGCAATCGAGTCTGCACAAAAAAGCAGGTTTGGATTTATAGTTAATCCAGCAATGCGTGTGCTAGAAACATTTGGCGAAAGAGTTGTACAGCCACTTACTCAAGGCGTGTCTACTGGTCTGCTTACAGCAGAAGCTGCACGTCAAGGCAAAGGCAGCAACATTGTAGAAAACTTTAGGTTTGCTAAAAAGCAATCTAAAAAGATTTCCATGGGTCAAGCTTTGGCTACAACCGTTGGTCAAACAGTTTCACCTGTACTCGGTCCATTAACTAACCCTACGTTTCTTAATGAAGACTTTAACGTGTTCGATGATAAGCAACGCGACAAAGCATTCCGTGATGAATGGTTTGGTGTGTTTGCATCAGGAGGTACTGACCTAGCACTTGCAGCGCTTGGCACTAAAGGTGCTGGTACTGCAATCCGAACAGGAGCTAAGAAGGTAGTTGGACCGAAGAAGATTGTAACTGGTGAAGATATGAACCAGTTCCGCAATAAACTTAATGACATTGTCAATGAGGTAGAAGCAGGCGTAGCCACGGAGGCACGTACACGTACAGGTCTTAGCGTTCTTGTAGATGATGCAGTAGAGACACGCGATGTGTCCAAGCTTGCTGCTAACCCGCTTATTAGCGAAACATCTAACCCATATCGTACAGCAACAATCGTTTCACGATTAGATAACCACCGCGATGTAGCAGATTACCTGCTAGCAGAACGCGGAGATGCTGCTGCATTCAATCGATTCTTTGCTAAGAATCCACTTGATGCAGACCATATTGATGACTATGGGTTTGACAAGACAACACCTATTACAGATTTTTCTGACATTGGTAAAGACATGTTGTCGCCAAAGTTAGAAACTCGCTTTCAGCGTGTCCTAGATGCAAAGAAAGCATCAGACCCACAATTTGCTAGAGCTCTTGAAGAGTTCGCAAGCAACGTCCCACGTGGCGTTGGCGTTGAATCATGGCAGCCAGGACGATTTGCTGCACTTGAATCCGTTGGGCTAGCCAAGAAGAAGCTTGCTATCCAAGCACAGTTTGGTGACCTTAAGTTATTTGGTGACGATGGTTCCAGCAATTGGAAGACAGAGGTTTACCAAAGCAAGCCTTACGACAGAGTAATTCGTACGATTGCATGGGTTGGCTCAGGTCGTCCACAAGGTCATATTAATATTTCTAACCCACGTAAGTTCGAAGCATCAAGCGATTTGTTATCAGACCTCAACCGTCTTCAATTCCTTAGCGGAGCCGAAGGCGCTAAGTTTAAGCGACGTATGGTTGAGCAGTTCCTTAACGCACAAGATGATACGCAACGTGCTATCGCACTTGGTCGTATCGAAGAGCAGGTAATGGTTCGTCTTGCTAAAGCATACGGCATTACAGATATGCAGGATATCCGTTCGGCATCAGATGCCGTCAAGGAAATCACTCGTTGGCGTTCAAAGACTGCAGAGAATCGTGCAAGCATTAAGCAGTATGCTGCTAAGAATGGTTGGATTCCTGGCGAAGATGGTTCAATTAACGTACAGAACTTTATTTCCGTAGCAAACGAAGCGCAGACAATTCCTATGCTGGACTTCCGTAAGCTTGAAGTTGAAGTAATCTTCAACGCTCGTCGCATGGCTGGCAAGGGAACTAAGGTTACCGATGCACAGTATTACGGAGCACGTGTATCAAAGGCGTTCATGAACACAGGTCAATTACTTGACCTTGCTAACATGGTATTCAGTAACTTGAACTTAATTCGTCTTGCTTACATTCCTAAGAACTCTATGGTAGACCCAATGGCTCGTGCCAGCATGGCACTAGAGTCAATGGAGTTAATCCGTAATGGAGCTCCTGCATTAGACAACATTGTCTATAACTCAAGCTTAAGCAGAGAATCGCTTAAAAGATTTATTCCAGGAACACCAGCAGCAGCAGCTCGCAAGCGAGCCAAAGATGCTAGATTCCAAATCGAACGTTATCAATCCGAGATTGAACCAAAGATTGCTGCATGGGAAAAAGCACAGGCTGCAGAAGATGCTGCACGTAAAGCAATTACCAAAGCTGCTAAACAACGCGAATCTGCGCTTAAAGTAGCAGCACGTAAACAAGGTGACCCAGATGCACAAGCTGCAGTACACGCAGCAGATGATGCGTTGTATGAGGCACGTACCGCTTTGGCTAACGCAGAGGCAGACCTTGGTCGCTCAGCAGATTTACTTAACGGATATGCCAAACTTATTCAAAAGCAACGCCGAGATTGGGTTGACTTTGAAACAACTAAGCAAGGGCGCAAAGCAGGCAAGAAGCGCCTTGGCACAGAAAAAGAAGTTATCGTAAGTGCTAGCGGTAAGAAGTACACTATCGATGGTCTTGCAGACCCTAACGTACGTGGTGTTGGTGCTTACATGTCAGAGGTTGACTCAGCACAGAACTTCTACTCAACTGCCATGCAGTCAGAAATTTCTCGTAGGTTACAGGCAGACGGAACACGATTCGTAAAGATTGACCGTCGAGACAGAGCAGAGTACATGAATGCTTTGGCTCATATTGCTAACCGCCAGATTCGCAGCGAAATTAATTTGCCTATTGGCATGATGATGCGTGGGGATTCACCAGCAGATATTCTTAAGTATCTTTATTCACCAGCTGGTAAAGAATACAGACTGCGTATGCAGTCACGGTTCGGCAAGGACATGACCAAGGATGACTTTGCTGCATGGATTACACAGACAACCGACAAGCTTGTCAAGATGTATCCAGACCCAGACCTACGTAAGATTATTCTTGAACGTAACGTAAGTGTCGACGAAGTAGATGCAATGCTCTACGGTCGCACTGACTTGCTTGAGTCAATTGATGGACCAAACATTAGACTCGATGACCTAAACGGCATGGAGCGCGGGTTGGTTAAACTTGGCGGAGCAACAGATACAGCATGGAAGATTCTTTCAGCAGCTGAAAACAAACTTGTACGTAACCCGCTGTTCTTGTCTTATACAAGAGCAGAGATGAAGGACTTGGTTAACGCAGCAGAACGTGCTGGAATTGATGTCAAGGATGCCGTAGTTAATAACGAGATTCGTCAGATTGCTTATCGTAAAGCCCTTGCTCGTGTAGAGGAAACTCTTTACTCATCACGTCGTTTGACTAACGGTATGTATGTGGCACGTTATGCCATGTCATTCCCTCTAGCATTCTTTAATAGCCAGATTGTGGCACTACGTCTCATGGCTCGTAACCCGATGAATGCATACTGGTACAACAGTATCCAGCAGGCATTTGATAACTACGAAGCTTACGAAGATAAAGATGGTAATACATACAGCAAGATATCTGACGTACCTCGTGGCACATCAGTAACTGTTAAGTATCCACTTCCACTTGGCTGGGGTAATAAAGCACTCAAACCATTTATGGATGAGCGTGGTGGTGGCATTAGGTTTAATCCTAAGCAACTAGAGTTTATGGTTGCTGACCCATCAGTATCTTTCTTTGGCGGAATTGCAGTATCTGAACTTATTAAGAACGGATTCATGGAGAATACTCCATGGGGTGTACATGGTGAAACCATTGCACAGGGACTACGCGATTTCCTTGGTGATGACGTTTATGAAAGTAGCGTTCTCTACGGAGGATACCCAATCGAAGGGTCTAATCTAGTAGAGACTACTAAGAACGCAATGCTGTCTGGATATCAGCAATCTCTTTATGATGCGGTCTACTCACTATTTGATGGTGGAAAGATTCGTGCTGGCGCAAGCGAACGATATGTCGATAACGTTATGACACATTATCGCGTAGCGTACGCCGAATGGGATAGAAACGGTCGCGTTGGTTTACCACCAAGCATGAAGTCAGCAGCCAAGTCTGCTGCCAACATGGCATTTATCCGAGCAATTGTGCAGTTCTCTGCACCAATTTCAGCAAGCTTTGACCCAGTTACTCGTGCTGCTACAGCATATTATGCCGACCTTGTCGAGATGGCAGGCGGAGATTACAAGATAGCACAAGACATAATGATTGACGAGTGGGGTATTGACTCACTTGCTCTTGTTGGTTCTAACAAAAAGAATGTTGCTGGCGTAGCCACAACAATGAATGACCTCAAGATGATTCGCAAGAATCCACAATTATTAGAAACAATTGGTCGATTCAATACAAAGTATGCGGGGTTATTGTCATCTGGTTACGGAGACTTGGCTGGTTCAGGTAGTGGTGCTGATGATTACTCAACAGAAGTAGCAGCTATCTACAAGAAGCTTAACTTTCCTGGTGAGTTTAATAACCCAATTACCCAACAGAAGACATCTACAGAACTTAAGCGAGGCGTAGAAGCCCGACGTGGTTGGGCTGAGTACCAGAAGGCTGTTGACTGGCGTGATGCCAAGATGTCTGAGTATGGCATCGGCTCCACCTATGAAACACGATATGCAACCAGTGGCATTAAACGTTTGTTTGATGACATGGTTCAAGACGTTGAAGATGAGTTCAAGGGCTGGGTTGATGAACGTGACGAGGGTCGTAAAGACTACTGGGAAGGTTTCATTCCAACCGTAGATAACATCTTAAATGATACCAAGTGGAGAGCACATGCCCTCAACCAAGGAAGCCTTAAGTGGGAAGAGATTGCTGCCTGGACTGCAAAAGCAAAGCAGTTTAAGAAAGCTTACAGCAGACCAAATGAAACAGATAAGGGAAAGCTGATTCTAAAGCAGCAGTTCAATCAGTTCCATTACAACTTCTTACAGACAGCATCTGAGGAATTTGCAACATTTTCCACACGATGGCTAGAAAACATGCCAGAACTAGAAACAGAATTCGTGGTGAATAAATAATGGAAGCTCCAGTACGTAACAACTACCCAGCAGGTGCTGCTGGTCAGAAGCAATACAACGCAGCAGTAGTTAAATACAAGAAGTATCTTAAGAGTTTACAAGATACAAGTAATAATACAGACCTTAACTACGCTCCAATTATCCTTCCTGGTATTCCAACTGGTTCTGGTATTAGCGATGTACAGGCTAAGGCTTGGTTCAAATACACTGCAGCTAAAGCTCCTAAAGGTAGCGCTGTTCGTAGGTACTATGACAACTTTGTTGCTACAGCAACACGAATGGGTGTAGCTAGAGATAAAGTTCAAGATGTTTGGGATGAGGCTGTTAACTGGACTCAGGCTATTGGCTCTGGCTCTAAGGGCGACCCAGCAATGTACTTAAGTTCGCTTAACCCATCCGACTTTGCGGATAAAACAGCGGTTAAGAAGTATGGAACTACCAAGTCTAAGCAGACAACAATAACTGAATACAGCGCTTCAGGCGCTGGTGCAGATATTACAAAGACATTTGAATCAGAGCTTGGTCGTACTGCTACATCTGCTGAATCTGCAGCATACCTTAAGGCAGTTAATGAAAAGGCTAAGAAGGAACCTTCTGTATATGAAGGAACTACTACGACATCACCAGGTAAAGGTGGAGTAGACCAGTCAGTAACTACAGCAACAAATAAAACTGGGTTTGACCCAACTATATTCGCACAAAACTTTGCTCGCAGTATGCCTGATTACGCAGAATCTTTTGCAGCAAAAAATGTGCTAAAGATTATTGAAGGTCTAATTGGTTCAGACCGTACAGCAATCGGCAAGGTGGTTCAATAATGGCACAGAAGACAGTTACCGTAAAGAGGGGCGATACGCTTAGCGCTATCGCAAAAGCCAATAAGACAACTGTTGCTGCTATTGCCAAGGCTAATCCAAACATTAAGAATGTTAATGTTATTAGAGTTGGTCAGAAAGTTATTCTTCCTGGTGCTACACCACCAAAGACAACTAAGCCACCAAAGACAACTACACCACCTCCTGCTGGAAGCACAACGGTTGTAACAAACCCAGCTACCTTGAGCACAACAGCGGTGCAAACAAGAGACACATTCTCAATGGCTGAACTTGAGTCTAGGTTCAAAATTGCTGCTGGTGTATTAAAGTCCAACCCATCATTGCAACAGGCTTTAGCCAAGATTCTTGGTGACCCAAAGACTGGCGAAGGAATGGTCACAGACCCTTACCTTCAGGAACAAATTATTAAAGCCAGTGACTGGTTTAGAACACAGACAGATAAACAACGTCAGTTTGATTACGCTAAGCAGACAAACCCTGGTCAGTTCCAAGCAGACTTACAGTCAAACGCTAGCGAAATTGTACGTAAGTTTTCTGCAAACGGATTAAAGATTACTGCACAAGAAGCAATTACTTATGCCGAACAGATGATGAAAGAATCTGTTATTCAAAACGGTAAGGTTATTAGTTACGACAAGAACTATCTTAACCAGGTTATGGCTAATGCAATTGACTTCACCCAGACTGGCAGGGTTGGTACTAAAGACAAAGTTGTATACACCAAGCTTAGTGGCAACATGGAAACACTTGCAGAAAGCCTATACAAGCAGGCATGGGATTACGGATACGACAGAACTATGTCTAATGAAGGTTTCACCAAGTGGTTTGAAACCAGCATGAAGGGATTAGTTGCTGGCACATTAAATGAAGCGCAGGTCAATGACCAGCTTCAGGCGCGAGCAAAGTCATTTGCTCCTGGTCTGGCTAATCTTATTGACCAAGGTCAAACACTTCGTCAAGCAGCAGAACCATGGTTGCAATCTATAGCCGACGTGTGGGAAACAAACGTCAATGAGATTGACCTTAATGATGAATATGTACAACGTGCGCTCAACGTAACAGACGAGAAGGGCAATGTTCAGCCTATCAATCTGTACGACACTAAGAAGTTAGCTCGTCGCAGTGCTAAGTGGGATACCACTCAAAATGCAAAAGAAGAAAAGACAAGAATCGCAAACCGCATTCTTCAAGACTTTGGATTCCTGGGGTAAACAATGCCATATCTTAACGGAAGTTATGTTCCATTTGAAATTCCTGGTGTGACAACATCAACCCCATCAGTTCCTCTTGCACAAGCTGCAACTACATTCACAGATGAACAACAAAAATTTCGAAATGCTCAAGCTAATGCAGCATCAGCTGCAGCAGCCAATTCTACTAAAGCTCAACCAGCGGTTAAGTATGAAGTAAAACGTGGTGACACTGTCAGCGAAATTGCTGCAGCAAACAACATGACAACCAAAGAACTTCTTGCTATTAACCCACAGTTAACTAGCAATCCTAAGTACGATGGCGGTAGGACAATCTTTGCTGGTACAAAGATTATTACTTCACCAGCAGTTAAGGCTCCTAAGCCAGCAGCAGCTGCAACGCCTACTCCAACACCTAGCGACAAGCCAGTAGATGAAAAACCTGTTGATGAAAAACCAACAGACGAAAAACCTGTTGACGATAAACCAGTAGATGACAAGCCTGTCGATGACAAGCCAGTTGATGATAAGCCTGTTAATGAGCCAACCGTAACAAACATCGACAACGCTGCATTGAATTCAGTGCTTGACCAAATTGCTGCACTTACTCGACAGATGGCAGATATGCAATCGGCTGCAGCAGCAGAAGCTGCTAAGCCAAAGGTTGTCGGCGTACGTACTGTACGTAAGACAGGTGGCGTAGTCGAGACAGTTCAGGTTATGTCTGATGGTACAGACGGCAAGGTCATAGATACTTACAAGGACTTTGGCGCTAAAGATTCCGTCATGAAGATGTTTGAGAATACTGGACTTGGTGCTACTTTTATTAAGTCTCTTACCGATGCTATCGACAAGGTATATGACGAAAACATTATGCCAACTGATGAGCAGATTCTTAACAGCATTTACTCAAGCGATGCATACAAGACTCGATTTGCTGCTAACGAAACAATCAAGAAGCGTATGGCAGAAGGTAAGGGAATGCCTGGTGACCGCCTACTTTCACCAAGAGAATACATTGCAGCCGAGGCTGGATACAGAGAGATATTGCAGAACGCCAACCTTCCTGTTGGATTCTATGATACACAAGATGACTTTACTAAACTTATTGAAAACTCAATAAGTTCTGCAGAATTAACTGAGCGTGTCAACATTGCACAGAATGCACTTAACAACGCAGATGCCAATATCGTCAATGCTCTTAAAGAGTATTACGGTATGACAACTGGTGACCTTACCGCTTATCTTCTTGATAAGGATAAGGCATTCAATGTTATTAACTCACGTTACCAATACACCACAGAAGAAGCCAAGAAGATGTATGGCGCTGCTGAAATTGGTGGCGCTGCAGGTCGTGCAGGTATGGGTGCAACAAAAGGATTTGCCGAAGAAATCTTTACAGCAGGTAAAGGCGCTATGGCAGAACAAGCATTCCAAAGCGCAGCACGTCAGCAAACAGACTACAGCAGATTGCTTGGTCTTTATGGTGAAACAGCTGGTCAAGAAGACTTGGCTCGTGAAAACCTTGGTCTTGCAGGTGGTGCAGAAGTTGGCATCAAGACAAGAAAGCTCGCCTCTAAAGAGCGAGCAAAGTTCGCTACACGTAGCGCGATTGACAAGACATCTCTTGGTCGCGCAACTGCAGACGACGTTTAATTAGGTTCCGCTTCAGACCGTCCAGCCCTGAAGTGCGTATCAGTCTGGAAGTCATCACGTCTATGAATTACTACCCCTGGTAAGGAGTACGTGTGATGCAAGCCCGATGAGGGTTCAATCAACTAATAGGGAGAAAAAGCAATGGCAGAAAACTACGAATACGATATCGAAGACGACGAAGACGACTTCAATGACACTGGTCTAGTGAAGAAACTTCGTAAGCAAATCGACGGACTTCAGAAACAATTGAAGGAAAGAGAATCGCTTATTGAAGAATTCACGACATATAGTCATGAAGCATCAGTCGGAGAAATCCTAGAGTCATTCGGACTAAATGCAAAAATCGCTCAGTTCATTCCATCAGAAGTCGAAGCCGACCCTGATGCAGTAGCTGAATGGCTAAATGAATACGGTGATGCCTTTGGTATTGAAGCCGTTGAAGAGGGAGGGGAAGCCTCCCCAGATGCTCAAGCATATGAGCAAATGTCAGACTTTGAAGATGGAGAATACAACCCATATGTCGGTCAGGATTTGCAATCTCGTATTGCAAATGCTGGTTCGCCAGATGAGTTAAAAGCTTTACTCAAGGGCTGATAGTCCACATTCAACCCTAATAGAAGGAAATCATGCCTACTACACCAGCAACGTCAACTACGACATCAACGATGTCGAACTTGATTCAGACCTCGTATGACAAGTTCATCGAGTTCAACCTTCGCTCTGAGCCAATGTTCCGCAAGTTCGCGGACAAGCGCCCAGTCGATGTTACAAACCCAGGTAACACTGTGGTATTCCAGGTCTACAAGGACCTATCACGTGCTACAACAGCACTAACTCAGACACAAGACCCAGATGCAGTAACACTCAACAACACTGACAAGGTCAATGTTGTTGTTGATGAATACGGCAACGCAGTTATCACAACAGAGCGTTTGGCTCTTGAGTCACTTTCAGCTGTAGACCCAGCAGTTGCAGACATGCTCGCATTCAACATGCGTGATTCATTGGATGCACTTGTATGGGCAAAGCTAACAGGACTAGCAACAGGTCGCTTCACAGGAACAACATCTGCTGATGAGTCAACACTCAACGGTGAGAACGTTTCTTCAAGCACAACAGCACCATACATTTCTTCAGCTCTTGCTCGCAAGGCTGTTGCAAAGCTTCGTGGTGCATCTGTTCAGCCACGTGATGGTGGCTTCTATACAGCGCTTATCCACCCAGATGTATCTTTCGACCTTCGTTCAGAAGCAGCATCTGCAGGTAACGTTTCATGGCAGCTCCCACACACATACACAGAGGCTGGCGTAGCTAACCTCTGGAACGGTGAAATCGGTATCTTCGACCAGGTTCGTTATATCGAAACACCACGTGCTGAGGCAATCTCAGGTTCAGGAACTTCAAAGGTTTACGCAACAGTAATCCTTGGAAAGCAGGCTCTTGTTGAGGCTGTTTCATACGAGCCAAAGACTGTTATCGGTCCAGTTACAGATAAGTTGATGCGCTTCCGCCCAGCGGGTTGGAAGGGTCTACTCGGATGGAACGTCTACCGCAAGGAAGCACGTTACGTTATCCAGACCAAGTCAAGCATCGCAACAGCGTAACTTTGACGGAAGGGGGAGGGCAACCTCCCCCTTCTACTTAAGGAAGATATGCCAAAGAAAAAACCAGAACCAGACGTAAGCTTCTTGACACCTCTTAAGCACCATGCTGTACAAGCACATGAGTTGTATACAGAGTACAAGGATGCAGGATTTACAGAAGGTGAAGCGTGGGAATTATTAATGCGCCAACTTCCTGAACTTGAATTAGAAACCATAGACTTTTTAGATGAGGATATAGAAGATGCCTAATGTTGGAGGAATGAAGTTTGCATACACCGCTAAGGGTATGGCAGCTGCAAAGAAAGAAGAAATGAAGACTGGCAAGAAGATGGTTAAGAAGCCAGTTGTTAAGAAGGCAGTAGTCAAGAAGGCAAAAAAGAAGTAATGCCAAAGAAGAAACAAGTTTGGGATAAGCCAAATCCAAAGAAAGTTTCTAAGCCACTTACGTCAGCACAGAAGGCATCAGCCAAGGCTGCTGCTAAAGCAGGAGGACGTAAGTATCCAAACCTAGTTGACAATATGAGAGCAGCAAAGAAGAAGTAAATGGACTCAAGACTAAAGCGAGCAGGCGTATCTGGTTTCAATAAAGCCAAGCGAACACCTGGTCATCCGACCAAGTCACATGTTGTCGTAGCCAAATCTGGCTCGCAAGTAAAGACTATTCGCTTTGGTCAACAGGGTGTATCTGGTTCACCAGAGAAGTCTGGTGAAACAAAGTCATACCGCCAACGTCGCCAGAGTTTTAAGGCACGTCATGCAAAGAACATTAATAAGGGTGTCATGTCGGCAGCCTACTGGGCAGACAAGGTGAAGTGGTAATGGCAAAGATTTTCCGTGGACCAACCATGAGAATAAAACTAGGTATGGAAAACGACCTATGGTTTGTTTCATATCCATGGGGAAAGACTGTTGTTAAAGACAACGGAACCTGGAAGACAATCGTATCCCCGCAAGATTCATCTCTTGCCGATTATGACAAGGTTCTACGTGGTGGGTATGACAACCCAATTACAGATGCGGAAGCAGCAGAGTTAACTGCTGCTGGTTATGGGGATTACATTGTCGAATTGTAGAACTGGTTGCAAGACACAAGACCATGATAACTATGGTGACTGTCTTCGGGATTCAAACATTAGCTTCGGTAACGAACAGGTTAGCGGAGTATTAAAGAAAAATGAGAAAGAATTAACAGCCTATCGCGATGCTCGCAAGCTTGGGATACAGCCAGCATCAACAAGGATGAAAGATATCCAGAAAGCCGTAAGGGTTTCTGAAGCTACTGGAAGGGCAGCGAAAGCGTAATGGCAACATTAAACCAATTGGTTGAACAAACCATTGCAGAGATTGGTTCTTATGTAAAGAATCAAGAATCTGTTACCGTCATTACTTCTTCTATGAACAGTAGTGACTTGACTGTATCAATCGATGATGCATCATCTCTTAGCAAGGGTATTGTTGAGATTGATGAAGAGCTTATCTACGTAAAGAAGTCAATCAAGGATAGTGGTACTATTCAGATTCTCGGTGTGGCTGGAAACCCTGTTGGTCGCGGATGGCGTGGAACTACATCAACAAGTCACGTTGCTGGTTCAGTTGTACGCAACAACCCATTGTTCCCAAAGACTCAAGTTAAAAGAGCAATTTTAGAAACAATTAAGGGAATGTCATTCCCTGTTATTGCTAATGAAACATTCCAGTTTAATGGGTCTGACTACTCATACATTATGCCAGATGCACTAGAAGACATCACTGGTATCTCATGGGATGTGCCAGACTCAACAGGAGTATGGCAGATAATTAAGAACTGGCGACTAGATACAAACTACTACGATGCCACAACAGGAACTACCAAGCAGGCTTTGGTTCTAAAAGAAACCCCTATGCCTGGTCGTGATGTACGAGTTCAGTACACAAAGTTCCCAACAGTTATTACTGACAATCAAGAATTAACCGTAAGCGGTCTGCCATCTTCTTGCGAAGATGTAGTCCGACTCGGTGCTATGTATCGTCTACTGTCAACAGTAGATGCAGGAAAAGTTACCGCAGTATCTGTATCAGCAGATGCTCTCGACCAACCAGTCGCACCTGGCACATCAACCAATGCTGCTAAGTATATTTTCCAGCTTTACACTGTTCGCTTGGCGGAGGAAATCGCAAAGCAACAGGCAAACTTCCTAAACATCATCCAGTATACGAGGTAACGAATGTCATCACCGTCACGTTATTACAGTTCTACAGCTGCTAAGACAACGCTTTCAAGTTCTGTAGATTCATCAAGCGCAAGCATCCTGCTTGCTGCACCATCTGGTCTTCCATCCCAGTATCCGTTTACCTTGATTCTTGAAAAGGATACGGCTAACGAAGAAATTGTAACGGTAACTGGTTTAGTCGGTTCCTCTTACAGTGTTACTCGTGGTGTTGACGGAAGCACAGCCAAGGCTCACTCAGTTGGTGCAACCGTAGAACACGGTGTATCTGCTCGTGACTTTGCCGAATCTCGTACACATGAATCATCAACCAATGCTCACGGCGTAACTGGAGATATTGTTGGTACTGGTGGAGCGCAAACACTTACTGGCAAGACACTTACCACAGCAACGCTTGGCTCAATTCTTGATGCTGGCAATTTTAAGATTACGAACTTGGCTACACCTACATCATCTTCTGATGCTGTACGTAAAGACTTTGCCGATGCTCAGGTGGCTGCTGCATCTACATCTGCTGCATCCGCAGCAACCTCTGCAGCAAGCGCACTTGCTTCACAGACGGCTGCTGCTACGTCAGCAGCTAGCGCTTTAACTTCACAAACAGCAGCAGCCACATCGGCTGCCTCTGCTCTTGCTAGCCAAACCGCTGCAGCCACTAGCGCTTCTAGTGCGTTAACCGCACAAACAGCATCTGCAACTAGTGCTGCTAGCGCACTTGCATCTGCAACAGCTGCAGCAACAAGTGCATCATCTGCACTTACATCAGCCAACGCTGCATCAACTAGTGCTGCATCTGCTTTGACAAGTGCAACCAGTGCTGCAGCATCTGCAGCAACTGCAGTAACATCCGCAGGTCAAGCAGCAACATCAGCATCAAGTGCTTTAACTTCGGCTAACAGTGCTGCAACCAGCGCCACATCTGCTAACTCATCTGCAACTACAGTTGCTGGTCAAGTAGCATCTGGTCTTGTTCGTGACATGGGTGATATTGTAAGTCCTGACACAAGCACTGGAACATGGATATCTTTATCTTCTCTTGAAACAAATACTCAGGCTGCAGCAACTGCTGCTGCAACTAGTGCAACCAGCGCAGCAACATCCGCAAGTTCGGCGCTAACCTCGGCAACTTCTGCAGCAACCTCAGCATCTTCTGCTTCGGCATCTCAAACCGCAGCAGCGACTTCTGCAGCATCTGCATTAACCTCACAGACTGCAGCAGCGACCAGCGCTGCTTCTGCTCTTACATCACAGACTGCTGCTGCTACGTCGGCGACATCTGCTGCAGCAAGTGCAACCGCTGCTGCTACCAGTGCAACAAGCGCTGCTGCTTCGGCTACTACTGCATTAAACAGTGCAGCGACTGCAACTACATCTGCATCACAGGCAGCAACGTCGGCAACTAGCGCAGCTACTTCGGCAACATCAGCAGCAGCATCTGCTACTGCAGCAGCTGAAAGCTTAGACAGCTTTGATGACCGTTATCTTGGAAGTAAGGCAAATGCGCCAACATTAGATAACGATGGTGCTGCACTTCTTGAAGGTGCTTTATATTGGAATTCCACCAATAAGAATATGAATGTATACAACGGAACCGCTTGGGAAGTTGTCACCACATCTGGTGACATAACAGCAGTTACCGCTGGTACTGGTCTTTCTGGTGGTGGAGGCTCTGGTGCTGTAACAGTATCGCTTGACGTTTCAAGCATTTACGTCATACCAAGTCAAACAGGAAACAATGGCAGGTTCCTACAAACTAATGGAACTTCCGCAACATGGGTAAGTATATCGGATTGGGGAACAATAGCATGAGTTTTGCATTTCAACGTCGTAGAGGAACAACAGCTCAGCACTCTACGTTTACTGGATTATTAGCCGAGCTAACAGTAGATACAGACAAAGACACGGTAATTGTGCATGACGGCACAACAGCTGGAGGATTTCCACTTGCAAGAGAAAGTCGTGGAGTTCTAACCGAAACCGTAACAAGAGGTTTAGAAGAAGATGTAAACGTTGTAGCATCAGCTGCTACAGGAACAATTAACTTTGACTTTGCCACAGCATCTATTTGGTATTACACATCTAACGCTACGGCAAACCATACATTAAATCTAAGATACAGTGGTAGTGCAACATTAAATAATAATTTAGCAGTTAATGATGCCATCACTCTTGTATGGTTAAACACAAATGGAACATCTGCTTTTTATCCAAACGTAATTCAAGTAGATGGACAAACATCTGGAGTTACCGTTAGATGGCAGGGTGGTTCAGCGCCGACTACTGGCAATGCATCAAGCATTGATGCATATGTATTTACACTTATTAAGACAGCAAACGCAACATTCACAATTCTTGCATCACAAACACGATTCGCTTAGGAGTAATAAATGCCATTGTTGTCAACACGCGGTAGCGTATCTGGTGCTGCATATGGCATCACGTCTGGAGCTTTAGCATTAGCTGATTATGATTTAATAGGAACGGTAACTGTATCAACAAGTACGTCTACCGTAGTCATATCATCAATAAGCCAGAACTATAAAAACCTACAACTTAGACTTCAAGTTAATACAACTGGTTCTGTAGATACAGATGCTTGGCTTCAACTCAATTCAGTTACCAGTGGATATAAGCGCTGGTGGTTGCAAAACAATTATGCATCAGCCCTGAATGGAAGCGGTGATACAGTAGGAGCTTTCTTCTTTGGTCTAACACCAGGCAATGGTGAAGCAGACGTTTACTCTAACGCAGTCTTCACTATTCCAGATTATACAAATCAAAGAAAATTCAAGACAGTGTTTGGAAGTATGACCAGCCTTAAAAGAGGTTCTGGAAACTGGTGGCAACAATACATCAGCGTTATGGCTCCAACAAAAGACCCAGTTACGAGCATTACTTTTGGTTCAGCAACTGGAAACTTAAGAGCTGGGACAACAATAAGCTTGTACGGAATGAGGGCTAACTAATGGCAAACGATATGGATTTGTTAGCGACGACATCATCATCTGGTGTTGCATCTGTAGTGCTTAGCATGGGGTCAAGCTCTATTGCAAACTATAGATATATAGATATCTTCGGCACTGCGTTTATGACAAACGCTACTGGTGGCGTAAAAATGCAATTTAATGGAGATGGTGGCAACAACTATTCAACTGCTTACCTTGAGCAACAAGCAGGTGGAATCATGGGATGGGGAAGCGGACTAAGCGAAACATCAACATGGTGTGCATACAGACCAAGCGGAAGCACCGATAGACCTTTGCATTTTTATGCAAGAATTTTTAACCCAAACGCAACCGATAGAAACAAGCAGACTCAAGTTAGATTCGGTAACTATACCGAAGGGTTTAACGGAACTTACAATGGTTTGTGGATGAACAATAATGCCATTACAAGCATAACCCTAGTAACAAGTAATGGTACTAATCTTTTAGCAGGAACCAATTTTCAAGTTTATGGAATTAAGGGGTAACAATGCCAGCACCATTCGATGCCGATAGAGCCTTTCTAGCAGCAGCATATCCATTTAATTCTGAATGGATGTATACCGATGCCTCTCCTTATATTAGAGGAGATGGTGCTACTGGACACAACCTTGCCGAAACTAGCACCTCTATTACCATATCTACAAGTGCTAACAAGTATTACACCAGCTCTGCAAACTTCAACGGAAATCATTCTTCGGCACTGGCAAGCGGTCCAACCATAGAAGTACCTGGAGATTTTACTCTTGAAGCTTGGGTAAGATTTGCTGGCAACAATAACCAAAACAGCGACCAGCATTTCTTGGCGGTTAGAGATGGTTCTAGCAATGGCATTTCCCTAATGAGAGAGTTTGCTTCTGGAAATAAATTAGCTTTATTTATGGGAAGCACTAATGGCAGTGCAATTGGTTCTACCGCACTAGCCAATAATACTTGGTATCACGTTGCTGCGGTTCGTTCGGGCAGCACAGTAAGACTTTATGTCAATGGAGTCCAAGACTACACTGGGACACCATCATCATTTACCGTTGGTCAAAGAAGAATATCTGTTGGCGGTCGCTGGGATGGAACATTTGGATTAAATGGATTTATTCAAGATGCTAAAATTTATATTGGCAAAGCGAAGTATTCTTCTAACTTTACCCCGCCAACAGAAATTGTTGACTCTAGCGGTGACACATCTAGAGTAAACCAACTTATACTTGGATTACCTTTCAACAACGTATACAGATTTGCCGATGCATCCTCTCAGGTAAGAGGATGGGGTGCTAACGTTTCAGGTAGTGCTGTAAACGATATTGCTATTAGCACATCACAATCTAAGTTCTATGGTCACAGCGCTTTCTTTGATGGCAATGAAGACCATGTGTTTATGTGGAACATGCTTGGCGGTTACATAGGACGAAATGACTTCACTATTGAGGGTTGGGTTTACCACACAGGTGGTGGTGACGACACCATATTCAACGACCCTGGTGCATTTACTTTCACGTATGGAGCAGGTGGAACTCTAAGATTTTACATGACCAATGGCATAAACTTAGTAGATGCAAACACTTCATTTTTAAGTAATCAATGGGTTCATGTTGCTGCAGTTCGTTCTAATGGAACATTAACCTTTTATCAAAACGGAGTTGCCAGAGGAAGCCATGCTTACGACTATGACATTGGTTCTTTCAGCAGTGGACATATCGGAAAGTTTAGCGGTGGTTCAACTCAGGGCTTTCAAGGGTTTATGAATGACCTTCGCATATATAACGGAGCTGCCAGATATACCTCTAACTTTACCCCATCTAATACACCTATGACTACAACACCATCTGTAATAACAAACGATGGTATAAAGTTAATCGGTCAAATAACTATAACCTCGACACCAACAAATGTTGTTGAGTTTACTGGAATACCGCAAGATTTTAGAAATTTGTATATTGTCTGTTCTCCTAAAACATTTGCTGGTTTTAATGTTTCTACATTAGTCACGCGAATTAATGGTGGCACGACAGGGTATGATAGTAGAATCACATATGGCGAAGGTAGTGGTGCAGGTGGATTTAATCATCGCTTGGTCATTTTGGTTATTGTCCAACAACGTTGAATACATATAATCAAGTAGATACTTTTGGTGGAACTGAAGCATGGTTCTTTAATTATACATCAAGCCATATGAAGAGTTATGTACTTAACTCTTTCCATGTTTCAAATTCAGCAACCCCAACAACATATCAGAATGGAGTTCAAGGTATTGTTTCTGGTGGCTCATCAGCCACCACTCCAATATACAGTATCTTGATTGCTGAAGGAAGTGGGTTTGCATTTACACCAGATAGCACATTTTATTTATACGGACTGAAAGGATAGCAATGCAAAAGTTAGTTGTTGATTTATCAACAGGAGTTGAAGCTCTTGTGGATATGACAGAAGAAGAAATTCAAAACTTAGAAAACATCAAAGCGGAATCGCTTGCTTTGGAACAAGCTAAGGTGGAAGCAGAGGCAGCTAAGGCTGCAGCTAAAGCAGCAGCACATGAAAAGTTAGCAGCATTAGGACTTACAACAGAAGAAATCGCAGCACTCTAAGGAGATAACAATGAACGCAAAAGTACAATCAGCAGCACTATCTTGGTTTCGTGCAGCAGCAGCATCTGCCATCGCACTTTACCTTGCTGGTCAGACAGACCTTAAGGTCTTGGCAACAGCAGCATTAACAGGATTCCTCGGACCAGTTCTTAAATGGCTCGACGGTTCCTCAACAGACTTCGGTCGCGGAGCAGAGTAATGTCTACCAACGAATGGGCTGGTATCGCGGTTGCGGTTACCACAATAGTCGCCAGCTTTGCTGGCTCAGTTCGTTGGTTAGTAAAGCACTACCTCACAGAATTGAAACCAAATTCAGGCAGCTCGATGCGTGACTCAATCGATAGATTAGAACGACGAGTTGACAGCCTGTATGAATTAGTAGCTGGAAAGAGTCATGAATGAAACCTGTAGTCAAGAAAGCCACACCTGCTGCTCTTGCTGTTCTTCGTCAAGCGACGGCGTTAAAGCCGAAACGCAAGAAAGCAAGCGATGGTCTTCTACCATCTGCAGCACATGTCAAACAGAGTCCGAATTCGGACCACAATACTGGGCTAGCAGCAGACCTTACTCATGACCCAGACAATGGTATTGACTGTGCAGAAATATTTGAAAAGCTTAAGGAAGACAAGCGTGTTTCGTATCTTATTTTCCAAGGAAAGATTTGGTCTAAAGAAAAATCCAAGCTGGGAAACAGACGGTACACTGGGAGTAATCCTCATAACAAGCATCTTCATATTTCTATT